AAAACTTTTCATCCACTGTTCTCCGTCCCACTTGTATTGTATACCTGTATATGCATTAGTTATGTAAACAATGTCGGTAACGGTAGTAGAATCGAATACAATATTCCAAGCAGATCCGTCCCATTGGATGATGTCGTTCGCTGAAGCAGAAAAATCAGTGCCGTCTTGATTTTTCCAAGCATCAGGTCCTCGGTAATCAATATCCCTATTAATGCTTTCTAAAATTAAATATGTAGTGTTTATCGTTACCGACTGGGGATTGAATGTTTGCGGGTTAATAATTGCATCAATCGTAGTACGCCCCCCAATAGTACTATTGCTCGGTATAGTTTCTGGATCAATATTCAATAACATTTTAGTATCGTCGGTTGGGGATATACTAATATAGGCTACTATTTCTAAACCATTCGGTTTTAACAATCGTAATTGACTTAGACCGGCGCGAAATTGTCCAGGATATAAGTCCAATACTTTATTCCAATTTGTAGTTTGTTCCGGTTGTTTAACTAAACTTTGGTCTTGAAAACTTTGGCTATGAATTAATGTTGCAGTATTATCTAATACTAATAAATCAAAATTTCCAGGAGTTATAATTATCCGACTTGGTGATCCTAAAAATTCGTAAATGGCGTCAGGATCTGAATAATCTTGCTGTATCGATCCTTGAGGAACTGCGTGTATATTTGCAATAATTTTAGTGATTATACCTAGTTGTTTGACCTTTGCAGGAGGAGTAATCCAAATAGGGGCTTTGAAACTCATAGTCAAAATATCGATATCCTGTTCCAATCCTTGCGGTATTTGTCGACTACTCCAAATCATATTATCTAACATTAAAACACTCAGACTGGTCCAGTCAATATAATTGTCTGTTGTTTGAAATTCAAGTCCTGGGTTAAACAATACTGATATTTGTTCCCATAATTGAAATTTTTGATCACTATTCGAACTCCAAATATCGGCATTAAAAGTGACCAAATACGGACTCGGCATTATACGTTCAACTGTATAACCAGCTCCTTGAGTATGCGTATACTGTCCTGTGTTATCATCATACGCCCTATCTCTTATTTGTACTTTAGAAACAAAGGTAGGATCTTGCATTCTTGGTCTATCAAATTGTAAATCTTTAATATAACAGCTGATAAATGGAGCTGCCGGAACGGAATTTTCTGAATTTTTATTTAGAATTTGTCCAACCTGTCTAGTCATGTCTCCATATCGAGCAGGGACTTGAACAAGTTGTCCGTTCGCATTTTTATAACTAAAATTACTCATTACACGAATAAACTGTGTGATATATCTTTTTAGTTGTGCATCATAAAAGTGGTCTGACATTATAATACCTCCTTAATAGGAGCCCACCCTTGTTTTTTTTCAATATTCGAGATCATTGCATAGTGCCTTCATTATGTTCTTTAAATTTTTTAGTATTGTCAATAATAGCAAAATGCCATTTTGTATATTTGTTAGATAAAAAAGTATTATTCATTTTATTAATTATCTGCACGTGGTTTCAGTACTTTACTTAATGCTTGACGTTCAGTAACTTGTTTTCCGTTAATTGTGTTGACATTGTTATTGTTAATAAAACTAGATTTCAATGTTTGTTGTACTTCTTGACCAATAAATGGTGCAGATTGAACATCGTTATTTCCTAAGTTATTCAATGTCATTCGAACGCTGTCTTCAAATTTAAACCAATTATTTCCGTCAAACCTAAACAATCGATTTGGCATATAATCTGTCCTTAGATAATATTCGCCGTTGATCGGCTGCTCAGGAAAGGAAATTCCCGAACCAAACGGATAGCCGTTTGGAGGCATCCCATCTTCTGTTAGATAACCAATATACATGTTGCCTTTGGGTGTATTTAATATCATAGATGCGTTATCTATATCTACTAAGCCGTTTTGATCAAACGGAATAACATAAAAATTTCTTACGTTGTATCCACTTTTTGGAACATCCTGTGTAGCCTGTAGAATAATTTGATCATTTATTTCAATATTTTTTTGGTAAGTACTGATTAAATCTCTTAGTGTACTGCTGTCCCCTGCGCCAGCATCTTGTTCAAAAATTTCTGAAAACTCTTGACTATCGATTAAAGGAGTACATTTTGCACGGACTAGATGAGGGTACCAAGTTTGACTATATCCCTTAGCTGGTCTAGTAACATCTTGGACAACATAAAATCTTTTTAAAGCCACACTGCTATCGCTTAGTGCATATTCATCTTTTTTATGGGGTAGTTCAATTACATCTCCTGCCATAATTTTTCTTCCAAGTGCCTCGAAATGAGTGCGTAAATGTAACATTACGAATATGGTATCATTTTGCAAAAACATACCAAACTGACTAAGATTGAAATCTACATCTTGCATCTCGTAAATTCCTCTTAAAATATATATGTTTGGATCATAATGCCGATCTCTGTTTTCCATTAATATGAGATCTTGTATACCTAGCTCTGATATAACATTATTATTAACAGGTAAAGCCGGTGAACTATTTTCAGCATTAGGGTCAACAGGCCCTAAATATTTGTGTACAAATATATCTATACCGCCTATTTGAAACTCCTCATTAATAACTCGATCCAAAAATTTAAAATCGTTGCCTTTTTCAGGACGATATAGAGACAACCGGGGCATTAATTAACTCCTATTATGATAACGTATTTATGATAAATAGTTACATGACCGAATCTGAAAATCAAAAACAACTAGTAATAGATTATATTAAACTCATGCTAGGCGACGGCATGATAGACATAGAACTTGATCCTGCTCATTACAATTCAGCAATAGATCGTGCATTAAGAAAGTTCCGTCAACGAAGTTCAAATTCGGTAGAAGAGAGTTTTGCATTTCTCACTATAGAAACTGACGAAAATAATTATGTTCTTGCACCAGAAATAGAAAATGTTCGAAGAATTTATAGACGAAGCATTGGATCAAGGTCGGGCGGCGGCGACGGCGGGTCTCTCTTCGAGCCATTTAATTTAGCCTATTCCAATACTTACTTACTGTCATCAACTAACATGGGAGGACTAGCAACTTATTTTGCTTTTGCCCAATACCAAAAAATGGTAGGTAAAATGTTCGTAAGTGAGATTAATTTTATTTTTAATAAAACTTCTAAATTATTAACAATCGATCAACGTCCCCGCGGTAGCGAAGAAGTATTACTATGGATTGATAATCATAGACCAGACTTTAATTTATTATCAGATAACTATGCCGGTCAGTGGTTACGAGATTACTCATTAGCAACTTGCAAAATTATGCTAGGAGAAGCACGTGAAAAATTTAACCAAATCGCAAGTCCGCAGGGCGGAACAAGTTTAAATGGAACAGCACTTAAAGCCGAAGGTAAAGCTGAAATCGATATGTTAGAATTAGATTTAATCAATTATAAAGACGGCGGAACTCCGTTAACCTGGATTCAAGGTTAATTTAAAAATTTTCTTCAAAATTTATTGACATTGCATTAATATTATTGTAATATATCCTAAATAGTAAGGACTATATTATGAACAAAAAAATAATTGGAATTATGGGGTTTATTTCAGCCGGTAAAGATACTGTAGCTGATTATCTTTGTAACTTTGAAGGTTTTAGACGAGAAAGTTTTGCCAGCAGTTTAAAAGACGCGGTGTCTTCGGTATTTGGCTGGGATCGAGTGATGTTAGAAGGCCGGACTAAGGAAGCACGGCTGTGGCGGGAACTACCCGATACTTGGTGGGCTGAGAGGTTAGACATGCCGCATCTAACTCCTAGATGGGTATTACAATATTGGGGTACAGAAGTTATTCGTAAAGGTTTTAACGACAATATATGGATTGCTAGTTTAGAAAATAAACTACGTGCCAGTCAAGATAATATAGTAATTTCGGATTGCAGGTTCCCTAACGAAATTGAAGCAATCAAAGCACAAGGTGGAAAAATTGTATGGGTGCAACGAGGTGCGCTACCAGAATGGTATGATGTAGCACTTGCAACAAACCAAGGAAATTTTAATCATATGGAAATAGCGTATCCCGAAATCCATGCGAGCGAATGGTCGTGGGTCGGAGCAGACTTTGATTATGTTATCGATAATAACGGAACTATCCAGGATCTGTGCGATCAAATTAAAAAGTTAATTATAGATCAGGAGTTAGGTCCCCTTGTCGCCACCGAACTCCTTCATTATACAGAATCTGTAGACAATTCGCACACACTGTCTTAAGATTAGTGTGTCGATTATTGTTTAAATTGCCATCTAAATAAAATACACTAAAAACAGCTAGATGATTACTTTTAAACCCGCACCTTTCACATAAATTTTTTTTAAGATACCCTGCTAGTTGCCATTTTGCTATTCCTAAGTTTCTGCCCTTGGCGCAATGGTCGCACTTTGATCTATAAAAAATGTGACTATTTTTATAATAGTTTATAGCTGTTGGCCTTTGTTTACATACCTTACATAATTTTTTCATAACAACTTTATTTAATCTTACCCGCCCTTTTTTGGGCCTTTTTACCGGAGTTTATAAGATATTTTTTTTATATTAGTGCTAAATAAAACAAAGTAATCCATTAAGGAGATAGTAAGAATGGCACAATTAAATTCACCCGGTGTATCAGTAACAGTTGTTGATCAAAGTTTATATGTTCCGGCAGGTACAGGAACTATTCCACTAATATTTGTTGCTAGTGCATCAAACAAAATGAACGGAAGCGGTACAGGCATAGCTACCGGTACACTAAAACAAAATGCTGGAAAAGTTTATCTATTAACTAGTAGAAGAGATCTTACCGATACGTTCGGTATTCCAAAATTTTATACCGATTCACAAGGAAATCCAATACACGGCGGAGAACAAAACGAGTACGGTTTACAAACAGCATATAGCTTGTTAGGAGTCACTTCTAGAGTTTATGTAGTACGTGCTGATTTAGATTTATCACAACTCACTCATTCGTCCTCTGCACCAGTAGGTGCGGCAGCTAATGGAACACATTGGATAAGAGCCAAAGATAGTTTATTTGGAATAAATGAATGGGACGCAACTAAATTAACATTTACAGTAAAAACTCCTTTAATTATCGACGACAGCAACGTATCTATTAATTCAAATGCAGGTGTTCCTAACGACTCGTACGGTACCGCAGGTGATTATGCTATATATATTACTGCCGATGCAAATATTAATCAAAGCTATAGTAATCAGTTATGGTATAAAACTACTCAGCCTGCCGGAGCATGGGTAAAAGTTTCACAAGGTTTTGATAACGGAAAAGATCTAACAATTAGTCCACATTACCAATATCCCGACTGGGGTAGTTCGACTAGAATTGTAAAAGTTAAAACTGGATCAATTTGGATTAAAACCACTACTCCCGGCCTTGGTGCTAATTGGTTAATTAACAAATACGATTCTTCCCAACAAAAGTTTAGAACTATAGATGCGCCAATTTATGCCAGCTCGATGTCCGCAATATATAATTTAGATAAATTCGGCGGTGGAAAAAATATTCCTATAGGTTCAATTTTTATTGAAAGCGATTTTAATCACCAAGCAGAAAATGCGGTAGCAGATTTTAAAATATGGCAAAGAACAGGAACAGGATCCACTAGTATTAATATTGACACTAATTCTAATACTACTGCAACTACTAGTACATTCACTATTAGAGAAACGTTATCTAATAGTAATGTATGGAGCACTGTAACAACTGTAACGGTATTAGGCAGCACAACTACGTCAATCGCTAGTCAAATCGCAACCGGTATAGGTGCTTCTGGGCTGACTAATGTTCGTGTGTCATATAATAATTCTACAAACAAAATGACCATCAGTCATGTATTAGGCGGAGATATCGAATTAGCAGAAGGAACTGGAACTAATGCTGTACTGTCTAACGCATTTTTAAATTTCAATCCATATGATCAAACTACTAAGACAGGTGTAAAAAACTTATTCTTAGCACCCACAGGTGACATGCTAACTACCGGTACAAGCACAACATTTGTTATTACTAACTGGGCACCGTTAATGTACAAGGCACAACATGATGCTCCTAGTACCACACCAGACGATGGTACACTTTGGTACGATGTAGATCTGACAGCTGACATTATGATCAACGACGGTGTAAGATGGACTGGTTACAGAACTGGTTCATTTGCGAATACAGATCCGTCGGGTCCAATATTTAGTGCAACAGCGCCTTTACAGCAGAGCAACGGTTCTGACTTAGTAGACGGTGATATTTGGATTAGCACAGCAAATTTAGAACGTTACGGAAAAGATATCTATGTTTTTAATTCTAAATTTGCAAAAACTAATAATATTACTGCTGGCTGGCAAATGAGCGACGTGACAGATCACGTTTCGCCAAACGGTTGGTTATTTGCGGATGCACGATGGGCAGTTACAGGCGGTGATGGAACAAAAGCAACACTCGACCCATCGCCTATTTCCGAATTACTAACCAGTAACTTTGTTGATCCGGACGCTCCGGATCCTCGACTATATCCGATAGGTTTGAAATTGTTTAATACACGTCGTAGTGGATTTAATGTTAAACAATACCATAAAGGCTATATAGATGTTAATCAAAACGGTGGAATAAATCCTGTCTTTAACGGTGAAATAATGAATGGTCATCGTTTAGATAACGGTACTTATGTACAACCGTACTTTACTGATCGCTGGGTAACTGCAACTGCAAAAAATGAAGACGGTTCTGGAAAATTTGGCCGATTCGCACAGCGCGGAATCGTTGTTAAAGCATTAAAATCGTTAGTTGATACAACTACAGCGTTGCGTGATACTGAAACATTAATTTATAGTTTATTAGCATGTCCTGGATACCCTGAATTAATTCAAAATTTAGTAGATTTAAACGACGAAACCGCACAGTTATCGTTAGTTGTCGGTGATACGCCGCTTAGACTAACGCCAGATGCAACAACGTTATTAAATTGGGGAGAAAATACTGCTAACGCGGTCGATAACGGCGACGCAGGAGCAGTTACACGTAATGAATATTTGTCAATGTTTTACCCAAGCGGATACACTACAGATAATCAAGGAAATTATATTGTTGTTCCGCCAAGCCATATGATTTTACGCACAATTATTAACAGCGATAATAAGAGTTATCCTTGGTTTGCACCTGCAGGACTACGCAGAGGCACTATCGACAATGCATCGTCGGTAGGATATATTGACGGTCAAACAGGCGAATTTAACACGGTTAATCTATATCAAGGAATTCGCGATGTATTACAAGACCCATCTGGGTTAGTAAATATCAACCCGATAGCCACAGTTCCTGGATCAGGTCTAGTATTATACGGACAAAAAACAAGATCCCCTATAATTTCGGCACTAGATCGCATCAACGTTATTCGATTAGTTTGTTATTTGCGTAGACAGCTGGAAATTATTGCCAAACCTTACTTATTTGAGCCTAATGATGCACAAACACGTAGGGAGATCAAAGCATCTATGGACAGCTTCTTAATTAACTTAGTCAACCAACGTGCCCTGTATGACTTTATTGTTGTGTGTGATGACACAAATAATACATCTGCTCGGATTGATCGATCAGAGTTATGGGTTGACATTGCCATTGAGCCTGTAAAAGCAGTTGAGTTTATATATATTCCGCTGAGAGTTTTAAATACTGGCGCAATCGCAGCTAATGGAAAAAAATAAAGAAAAATATTAAAGGAGCATAATAATGCCAATATCGAGTTTAAGTAAATTAACAGTCCCAGCTCCCGGAGCCGCAGGTAACAGCCAAGGGCTGTTAATGCCGAAATTAAAATATCGCTTTCGCGTAGTATTAAGTAATTTCGGGGTTAATGGGCAGCCAGCTACAGAGTTGACTAAACAAGTTATGAATTGTACCAGACCTGCTGTACAGTTTGAAGAAGTCAAAATACCAATTTATAATAGTACTATCAAACTGGCAGGTAAACATTCCTGGGATGATATTAAATTAACATTAAGAGATGATATTAGCGGAAACGTTACCGCACTAGTAGGCCAGCAATTACAAAAACAATTCGACTTTTTTGAACAAGCATCTGCTCCGGCAGCTATTGATTATAAATTCCAAACCTATATACAGATTCTTGACGGCGGAAATGGTACGTTTGAGCCGCAAGTATTAGAAACTTGGGAATTATTGGGATGCTATGTTAAAAAGGCAACCTATTCTAATGTAGACTATAATGTTGGCACAGAGCCCGTTGATGTTTCATTAGATATCACATACGATAATGCGTTACAAGTAGATCCAAACGGATTAGTTGGTCCAGGAGTCGGTGGTCCAGGATTTGGTTTAGGATTTAATGGCAACGCGGCAACAGGTTAATATAACAATTAACAAAATGTAATCTATTCATAACTGAAAATTTAAAAAGCCCAAATTTATTTTTGGGCTTTTTTACGGCATAAATACTACTATGGCACTTAATCAAGCATTTACAAATTTTTTAGGAAGGACTGGCGAAGTTACAGTCAGAGACTATCAGCACGCAAGCCAATTGTATGTAGGGAATAATTACGCCAAAACTCCCAAATTTGGATTTTTATATTTTGTAACTTTTAGTATTAACCCCGCAGTTCCTTTAGATCAGGGAACAGGTTCTCAAATTAAAAAAGAAGTTGGTTTACTAGTTAAAAAAATTGATTTACCAAAATTTACTTTAAAAACTGAAACGATCAATCAGTACAACAGAAAAACTGTGATACAAACCGGATTAACCTATACCAATGTTAACATTGATTTTCATGATGATAACAGTAATCTCACAAGAGATCTATGGACTAATTATTATCGATATTATTTTATGGATAGTAATTACGGTACAGGTATTAACAATGAATTGCCACAAGAATTTAAAGATACCAAGTACGGTATTAATAATTATATTTATGGACTAAACAGTTATCAAAGTGTGCCATTTTTTGATTCAATTAATATTTACGTGCTACACCAACACAATTTTACGCAATATACGCTAGTTAATCCTATGGTTACAGACTGGAATCACGACACTTTAGATCAGGATGTTGGTACCAAAATACTAGGAAATAGAATGATTGTAGCTTATGAAAGTGTGCTATATAATAAAGGACAGATTGTTAAAGGCAATTCTCCAGAAGGTTTTGGAGCACAGTATTACGATCAAACAAATAGTCCAATAGCAGTTTCTGAAAACAATAACAGATCAACTCCTGCGGGCTCTAATGATGTAGCAGGCGTACCCCCCGGACCCGACCAAACAGGTGATTATCCGATTGATAGATTTTCGTCTAATCAACAACTTATTAATAATGCCATAAAATCTCAGTCACAACTACAAGATAACGCAACATACGACAAAAATAATTACAGTGTACTTGACGGAGTTTTAGGAAATCTGCAAAGTTCCGGAGCAGGCGGTTATCCGACTAAGCCTAGTTTAAATGCTGTTCAGGCCAATTTACCTATCAACCCTTCTAGTGCAGTAGATAATAGATCAATAATTAATGCAACACCTAGCCAAATTAATGGCAGCTCAACTGACAATAATTTCAAAACTCCTGGTACTACTGAATTTTTATTTAACAACGGAGTAAACAGTCTTGGCCAACAAAATTCTTTTATGACGGTAACTTATGGAGATACTGCATCGCCGGCAGCTGTTGATCCTAACTTAGGATGGTCCATATGACAACTAATACCTATCAAGGTAATTTACCTAATCAATCTAAACCTCAAAGCTCTACTATTCGAGCATTTGATACTTATTTTAATAAACCATTAGAGTTAGATGCAAGCACGTTTGCAATGATGCAGGGATTTTTTGAATCAAAAGGATTTTTAAAAGCGTCAGCAGAGACTATCGCTGTAATTATTATCAAACAGTCTAAAAAAGATGGATACGATCCTTTGGCAATTTTAGACACATTAAAAAATCTAAGTCCAATCGAGTTAAGTTCTTTAGTAAGTGAAATATTAAATTATAACAGGTATAAAACTAGTCAGTTAGGATATGCAGATAAATTTATTCCTCATTCAGAAATAGCTAGAAACATTGTAGCATGAGTCTAAAGTTTGCACAAGGCATTTACAAGGTAAAGAACCTAGAAAAATATGTTGGGAAAGGGCAACCCCGATATCGATCTTCTTGGGAATTAACTTTTATGAAATTTTGTGACAACAATCCCTCAATCCAACAATGGGCAAGCGAACCTTTA